GGAGTAAGAAGTCAGGCAATAAAGTTTGATAAGTATGGTAATTTTGAAGAAGTTGTAGGACACAAGCCAACTATTGGGTGTTCTATACTTGTTGGATCACTTACCGCAAGATCATATAGCTATCAAGATTGGTGGTTAACAACTAGTGTTACTGAGATACTAGAGGAGATTGAGTATGATGACGTTCACTACATAAGATTCAAGACAACTAACTCTGAGTACGAGTGGTGGAATGGCGTATATCCTAAATGATTATCTTTGCGTAATGATAATAATAAGACCACTGATAGAAGTACTAGGGAGGATAATGAAGCTTCCCAAAGACAGTTATCTACATCCAACTACGCTTGGATCGGGAATTACAGATGACACTACTTTTTTAAGAGGAGATAGTACATGGGTATCAATCTACGATTCTATATTTAATGATTCTAATATGATTACAGACGCATTTGGAAGGGTAAGAGTTTCTAACCCTATGACTTTATTTGATTCTTCTCACAGATTCAGAGATAATGGATTATGGAATACTGCTACTGCTAGTGGAGGAGCTGCTGTATTTAGCGCAAATGAGGGGTTAGTAAACCTTAATGTAGATACTACAAGTGGATCACAAGTATTAAGAGAAACTACTAAAGTATTTTCATATCAACCAGGAAAATCTTTACTGGTATTTAATACATTTGTTTTTGCTCCAGCTAAGAATAACCTAAGACAAAGAGTAGGATATTTTGGAACAGACAATGGTATATATCTACAATTAAACAACTCTACATTAAGTTTTGTAGAAAGAAGTTTAGTTACCGGAATTATTTCCGAAACATCAGTAGCGCAATCTTCTTGGAACGTAGATACTCTAGATGGAAGTGGACCATCAGGAATCACTTTAGATATAACTAAAGCTCAGATATTATTTATGGATATTGAGTGGTTAGGAGAGGGTACAGTAAGATTAGGATTTGTAATTGACGGTAAGTTTATTTTATGCCATAGATTTAATCATGCTAACTTAATTACTTCTACATATATAACCACAGCATCACTTCCATTAAGATATGAAATAACTAACACAGGAGTTACGGCAAGTGCAAGCACTTTAAAGCAAGTATGTTCTACTGTTATTTCTGAAGGAGGTTATGAATTACGAGGTGCTCAACAGGCTATAGGAACTCCTATTACAGCTCCAAGAACATTTGCAGCAGCTGGAACATTCTATCCTATGATTAGTTTAAAACTCACATCTGGAAAACTAGATGCAATTGTTATTTTAACAGCAGTTTCAATACTAGGGTTAGGAAATGGTAAGAATTATTCTTGGAGAGTTTTAAACGGAACTACTACAACTGGAGGAACTTGGGTATCAGCAGGAGTTGATTCAGCTGTAGAATATAATATTACAGGTACATCAACTACAGGTGGTAGAGTATTAGCGCAAGGATACGTAAACTCTTCTAACCAAGGATCTCCAAGTATTAATATATTAAAAGAAGCCTTATTTACTACTCAACTTGAAAGAAATACTTTTACAGGAACAGCTTTTGAGATAGTTATTGAGATAGCTATTGATGCTATAGGAGGATCTTTAGGAGCGTATGCTTCAGTAGATTGGGAAGAGATAAGTAGATAAATAATAATTATTAAATTTGCATATTATGAAGAACAAACCATTTTTTATTGTTGAGACAGGTCTTGAAAAGCTTTTAAAAGCTAAGAAAGAGATGAAGAAGGCTAAAGAGATGCAGGAGGAAGTAGACGAGTATATGCTAAAGAAGCAACTCGAAGAAATGCCTATGCCTAAATTAAAGTTTGGCAGAAAGCGTTAATACTCTACTCTAATTTCGCCTCTAGATTCTTTGACTTCTTCATTGAATCTTTTTATGCCTAGCGCAAGTATCTTTTCAGAGAATCTTTTCTTTCTCATTACTGGGTTATTCTGAGATGTCTCAGGAATAAGCATATCTCCATTAAGCATTTTATACATATTGGTGCATACGTGTCTTCCGTGTCTAGTGATCTCGTACAGCCTATACTCTCCATTTCTTTTGTTCTGCCAACAGTGAATCCATCCGTTTTCTTTTAGGCGTTTAAATCTTTTTCTATCCCATCCAAAGAAGTTACCATACTCAGCGAACTCATAGTATGTAAATATACCTTGCGTATAAAGATATAGTAGCATCTCTAGGTCAGCAGTTGATAGATCATATCTAATACAGGTGTATCGTCTTATAATTCTCCAGTACTTCAAGAAATCATACTTAGGTTCTCTTCTCTGGTATTTCTTTATTTTTTTCTTGCGTTTAATCATAAGTGTAAATTTATTATCTTTGCAATTGATATGCAAATGATATGGCATTAGGAAAAACAGCTAAGTATTACAGAGAGAATCCAGAGGCTAGGGAAAAGCACAGAAAAACTTCTAAGGAAGCAGCTGCAAAACCTGAAGCTAAGAGGAAGAGGGCTGAGGCTAATAAGGCACGTAAAGACCTTGGTATTCCTAAAGGCAGTCATATGGATGCAAGTCACAAAGGAGGAAAAATAGTTAAAGAACATAGGTCAAAAAATCGTGCTCGTGGAGGAGCACTAAAAAAATAAAAAAATGATAGCACAAAAAGAGTCGGTTGTTCCAACTGTAAACACTGTACCTGTAACTAACTATAGTGCAGCGTCAAACTTTACGACTGATTACATTGAGTTTCCTGAGAGTATGAAAGATTGGTCTGTACAGACTACATTTTCTGGAGGAGCGGTAGCAGGAGCTTTGTTAACAATCTTAGTTTCAAATACTTATAATGGGTCTTATGTACCTTATAGCCCTACAGTTAAGGATCTTGATCTAACTGCTGAGTCTAACCTTATTGTCTATGATGAGATCATGCCGGTAAGATATATGAAGCTTCAGTATGTTGCAGGAACTACTACAGGTCAAATTTCATTTACAATAACTAAGTAAGATGGATTTAAGAAAAGACACGTTATTTTTTGATGCGCTTGTAGACTTTCCTACATATGGTCAAGAGGATAAGTTGTATCTAGATAAGTCTAATGGTGCTCTTTACTACTGGGATGGATCTGTATATGCTCCTAGCGGAGGCGGAGGCGGAGGTATTTCTTCTGTAACAGGAACAGCTCCAATAGCTTCTTCAGGAGGTGCTAATCCTGCAATTAGTATTTCTCAAGCTACTGCATCTACTAATGGATATTTATCTTCTACAGATTGGACTACATTTAACGGAAAGCAGGATGCATTAACGCTTACTACAACAGGAACAAGTGGAGCAGCTACTTTAGTAGGGTCTACATTAAATATTCCTCAATATGCAGGAGGTTCAACTGGAGGTATATTTGGTATTGCTGATTCATCAGGAGTTTATACATATTATACAACATTTACTTTAGCTATGGCTGCTGCTACAAGTGGTCAAACGATTGAATTATTTTCTGATGTTACTGAGTCTACTGCTACTGCAATAACATTAAAAAATGGTGTAAATATAAATGGTAATGGACATACTTACAATTATACAGCTGCCACAGGAGATTGCTTTATAGATAATGGTGTATCTGTAACGGCTACTATTCAGAACTTAATTGTAAGAAGAACGAATCATACATCGGGAAGTGTTTGGTCATTCACAAGTGGAAGTGATATAGATTTCTTAGGAAGTAAAACTTATGTTACGTCTCCATCGGGAACAGGATATGTTGCCAATCTATCTTCATTTGGTACATTTAGAAATCTTTGGATACTAGCTACTGGTGCATCAATTGCAGGATCTTTTGGAGGTAACTTATTTAATTGTAATATAGAGACTACAGGAGCAGGTAATGGGATAGTTCAGCCGTTTCCATCTGCTACAGATTGTAGAGGTGTATCTGGTTCAGGTCGTGGTTTCTATGTATACGAGGATGGCTTCTTAAATAGATGTGTTGGAGTATCTTCTTCGGGATATGGTATTTACTGTGAAACATCAGGAAGTAATATTAGATTGTGGAAATGTGTAGCTTTATGTGTATCAGGACCAGGATTATTTGTTAGAGGTACTAAAGTTTATGACACATTAGCATTTTCTTCTTCTTCGGCTGCTATACAATGTTCATTTGGGTCTAGTCAAATATTCAATACTACAGCTAGAAGTAGTAGTGCTGTAGCCATAAACTGTCAGGTTGGAGACTTGTTGTACAACTCTGTATTCATCTCTGATGGTCAGTCTAGTGTATCAGGTGGTGCTAAAGCTTATAATTGTTCTATCATAACGAATTGGAACAATGCAACAGGTTCTGCTTATGCAACTGCGGCATCAGGATCAGAAGTTGTTAACTGCTTACTGCAAGTAACTAACTCAGCGTCGAATTGTTTAAATGCAACTTCTTCTGTTACAGTGAAATTTTCTAATAACACATTTAAAGGATCAAATGCTCCTGTTAATGTTAATGTTGTTCAGAACATTGCGAATACTCAAGATAATCAAGGAAATATATTATTATGATAGAGAAATTAGATATAATAAACGATTTAGTTTATTGCTATAATGACCAATTCGAATTGATAAAAACTTTAGAAGTAAGTCAATTTCAAGATATTGATTTTAGTTATGTAAATGGTTCAAAAATGTTTACACTAAATATAACAAATCCAATTAAAAGAGCAATATATTTTAAAGAGTTAAATAATTTAAATACTACTGCTGAATTTGTTGAGTATCTATATGATGATATGAATGATAAACAGAAAGTAGATTTCGATAATTTTGTACAACAAGCAAATATTTTATAATGGCAGTAACAGATGTTAAAACGAGTATGGCTTTTGGTGTTCCATATACAAAAGTCATTGAATCAGGCGTTGACCCTAACGATTTTTTGAACGTACCGAATAGCACATACTTTTATGATTTAACTACAAAGTTCGTGTATTATAAAGACCAATACGGTACAGTTCAAAATTTATTTACCACTGGTTTTATTCCACAAATGACTGGTGGTGAAACTTATCGTGGAGTGTCATTTAATAATAACTCTACAACATTAGTTACAGATGGAGGAGTTACTACGTCTGCGTCAGCATCTACTTCAGCACAGTCTGTAGCGTCTACAAACTTTGCGACAAAATCAATACGCTTGCGTTATTTTGCTTCTATTGTTCAGACTGGAAGATATACAGGTCTTAGAGGATCTGCATTACTTTGGTATGTAACTAGTGGATGGAAGTTTGTATGTGATTTTAATATTTCAGATACAGCTTACGGAGTAGATTGTCAGCAGTTTTATGGTATGGCATCTAGTACAGCAGACCTTGCGTATGGTGGTACATCATTAGTTCAACTATCAACGCTTACCAACTTGATAGGTGTAGGAAGTGAAGCTGGAGATACTAACTTACAAATATTTTATAACGATGCTACAGGGACTTGTGGTAAAGTAAACTTAGGTGCATCTTTTCCAGCAAACAGAACAGCTGGTGCGGTATCTACCACTATCTATTCAGTCACTTTATATAATCCACCAGCAGCAGAGGTAGTTTGGTATGAGGTTATCAATCGAGAAACAGGTGCGATTGCTAGAGGTATTATCGGAGGTTTATATATTGGTGGCATATCGGCGCTACCAAGTTCAACAACAGGTCTTAACTTCTTCGCATCAAGAACGATGAACGCAGCAGTAACTAATGCAGGGCAATTTGATTTATATAAACTAGGAGTATATTCAGCAATATGAAACAATTTCAATTAACAGCAACGTATATAGTTGAAGGAGATTTAGAATGCAATGTATGCGTTAAACCTTCTGATTCAGAGATTAGTGATTTTATATCTAGTTGTAGAACTTATAGTAATGAAGCTATAGCAATTAGTGAAATACCTAATTTTATAGCTGAACAAACACCATTATTATTTAATGTATTTAAAGATATGGATAATGTTCCTCAAGCTTTAAGGGACGAGTTCTATCTATAACTAAATATTTAGTAACTTTACTGAAAATAATAATGAGTAATGAAGGTTCTAAATAATATTGTAAAAGTAAATGGGTACGATAACTATAGTCACTTTATTGACAGTGCTTTTCATCCTGGACTTTCAGGACCTTCGATTATTTTAAGTTCATGTCTAGCTTCATTTGGATACTATTTTGAGAAGGTATTAGGCATAAATGTTCCTGTAGGAATATTAGTTATATTATTATTTGGTCTTGAGTTATTCACAGGAGTTAGAGCATCTGTAAAAGAAGGCAAAGGATTTTCATCAGAAAAGTTTCAGAAAGGTTGGTTAAAGCTATTTGTTTATTTTGTGTTTATAGCTTGTTCTAATCTAGCTTCTAGATACATTCCTCAAAGAGCTA